AACGCAACCGGCAAACCAGAAAGCGATAGCAAATCTGGTTTACGGCGGTGAGTGGGGCAAAAAGAACCTGGGAAACCAGGTTGCTGGTGATGGCTGGAAATATCGCGGTCGCGGCCTGAAGCAAATCACCGGGCTCAGCAATTACCGCAACTGTGGCCACGCGCTGAAGTTGGACCTTGTAACCCAGCCTGAATTGCTGGAACAGGATGAATATGCTGCGCGCTCCGCTGCATGGTTCTACGTCTCGCACGGATGCCTGCTCCATTCCGGCGACGTGGAGCGCGTCACGCTGCTTATCAATGGCGGACGTAACGGGCTGGATAAACGCCGCGCGCTGTTTAACCTGGCGAAATCTGTGCTGGTGTGAGGTCACTATGGGGTTTGAAACTTTAATTGGTATTGCTGCAGCTGTCATTGCCGCCATCGCTGGGGCTTTCGGTCTTGGCCATATCCGCGGCACCAGCAAAGCGGAAGCGAAAGCCGACCAGCAGCGCACCGAAGAAAAGGCTGCAGCCACTGAAGCAGTAGCCGAACGCCGGGTAGAAGCAACGAAAGAGGCCAGCAATGTACAGCAGACTGTTAACCGCATGCCTGATGACGATGTTGATCGCGAGCTGCGTGACACGTGGAAGCGCGGCTCATAAGGGGTGAACATGAGGAAAACAATCGACTTAACCGGCGTTAAGTTCGGCAAGCTGACTGTGCAGTCCTACGCTAATAAGGATAAATCGGGCGTTTCAATGTGGTTGTGCAGTTGTGAGTGTGGAACAGAAAAAATAATCAGGTCAAACGCCCTGCGTTCTGGCAGGACACAATCTTGCGGTTGCATGTCAGGTGTAAAACACGGGCATCGCAGACCGTCAGAAACTTCTCCCACTTATATCAGTTGGCTGTCAATGCAGCGGCGTTGCAATTATCCCGGCGATGCGTATTACGGAGATTATGGTGGTCGAGGAATCTCAGTTTGTGAACGTTGGGCCAATTTTGAAGCATTCCTGAAAGACATGGGCGAGCGTCCAGCAGGTCATACACTTGATAGGATTGATGTAGATAAGGCGTACTCACCAGAAAATTGCCGATGGGCGACCCCCAAAGACCAGGCAAGAAACCGACGAAGTAACCATATGCTCGATACACCAGCTGGTCGAATGTGCATTACCAAAGCAGCCGAAACCTATGGTGTAAAAGTAAAGACAATCGCGCACCGATTGAGCAGGGGGTGGAGTGTTGAAAAGGCGCTGCTAACTCAACCATGGCAGGGCAACAATGAATAAGTATTTCATGTTTATCTCTATGCTTTCCATGTCAGCATTGACTGCTGGCTGTGTTGGTAGCCCTCCAAAGCCCAGCTATGTATTCGTCCATGACTCCTGTGACTGGGTAAAGCCAATCTACCTGACTGATCACGACATCGACGTTATGGACCGCCAGACGAAGAAAGACATCCTGGCGCATAACAAAGCGTGGCAGGCTAGCTGCCAGAATCCAAAGCAAGCGAGGTCCAAGTTATTGCAACCATCGGAGCTATTCTTGTTTGGGCTCTAATCCTTATTGCTGGAGCTGCTGGACTGTTTTTCGCATTCATCGGTTTTACGTTTTTTATCAGTTGGCCGAAGGGACGCTGACCTATAAAGCATTACAGCAGGCATTCACTGAGTACTAGCGTGAGCAGTGTTTAAAGTGAACTTGCTCAAAGTTTAAGGATATATCGTAACTTTGAAGCTACAAGATTATTAACATCTCAGGTGCTGCAAGAAGCAGCGTCACTCTGGGATTTTAAAAATGGGACAGTTCTATTACGTAAATAAAAATGCTCAGGCAAACGGCGACCACGAGGTACACGTTACAGGATGCGCATTTATGCCTGCGACAGAGAATCGCATTTTCCTTGGTATCTTCGACACATGTCGTCCAGCTGTCACGGAAGCTAAGAAGCATTATTCAAAATCAAACGGGTGTTACTACTGCTGTAAACCATGTCATACCTCATAAGTAACATCTCTAACGTCAAAAGGCTGCCAATGGGCGGCCTTTTTTATTCCCAGAAGAAGCAGGAGAAGAAGCATGTTAACAGTAAAAGTAATGTCGCCAGGTGGCGGTGAAGAGATTCATTGCGGGTTGAGTGTAGGGTTCAATCCGGGGCAGCAGAGCATCGCGGTATCGGGAATGGACAAAAATGTATTCCTGAAACCCGGCGAGGTCGCCTACGTGATGAACCAGAATGGAAAGACGGTATCTCGTTACGAGCATATTGCCAGTCAGGAAGCACTGCATAACGCGGTGGATTCGTAGTCATTACAAAGCTCACCTGCTGGTGGGCTTGATAATGGTTATCCCCTCTAAGGGATAAAGCACTGAATATCCCTTCTAAAGGATAAATAATGAAAAACATACCAATGTCCGTTCATCACGAAGGTAAAGACTGGTATCCGTTCAGTGTGAACTTCTCAGATAATGAAGGACGTCAGTTCTCTTTCACCATCTACGCCATAAGCCGCGAGCACGCCTCCTACGTTGTACAGGAGATACGGGAAACGGCAACACTCGGTGATCAGTTAGTAAGCATCACCAAATAGACAACTCTATGCGCATCGCACGCGCACATCTAAGAAAGTCTTTCAGCTGTGAGCCTGGGCAAACCGTTAACTTTCGGCGGCTTTGCCGTGCGACAGGCTCACGCCTAAAAGGAAATAAATCATGGGTCAGAAAATCATTACGTTGTCCGGCGCTGCGACGGATGTTCTTTATTCGCTGTTTTTCCGTGGCGCGCTTCAGTCTGGTGACCTGCCAGCTAAATCTGGCGCTGCTGAGCTTCGGGAACTGGGATTCGCTGAAACACGCCATACCGCGACGGAGTATCAAAAGGAAAACTATTTCACCTTCCTGACCGCTGAAGGGCAGGAGTATGCCATTAAGCACCTGGCAGACACCCGCTTTGGTAAGCCGGTTGATAAGCAGTATTGCAGCGCAATCACCATTGGCGTTGAGCTGGACACTTCAGACGTACAAAAAACTATTGATGAGCTGGACGACAAAATCCGTAACAGCGATGCATTCAAAGTCCTGAAAGATGGCTGGTCTTTCGAAAAGAGCGGGGTGCTGATTATTAATAACGGCGAGGTGTTCGTTACCGATGCGAAGATCGACGATGCCGTATTGTCTAAGAGCTACATCGTTAAATTAAACGTCGCCGGCAAAGGCAAGCCGCACGAAGCTGGCATGACCCTCGGAGTTGAAGAAGGAAAGCAGCAGGCAACGTTTAAGGCTGATCGCTTTAAGGTCCATGAAGCCGCTCAATCAGCCAGCAATAATGAAGAGACGGCCTTCAATGGTGGTCTGGCTTTTGGTGGTTTCCATGGGGCAATTAGTCATGATGGAGCTAATCCCGCTGATGGCAATAATGCCACCGCTGAACCAATCAGTTCAATTGCTTCAGCGACAGGCACAGCCACCAAGGCGCGACTAACCGACGAGATGCAAGAACTGGTTCTCAAGGCTGTACGTGAAAGCGATCTGTTCACATCCCTTCAGACTGCGATAGCTGCCAAGGCAGCGTCAACCGCTGGCCTGCAACAGGCAGTGAATGACGCAGTGAGCAATGCTATTCGCAACGCACTGAAGCCTGGCGGTCTGCTCTATGGTAAGTGCTAATGCCAGCGGCCATCCCCCGCGCCTGTCGTAAGCGTGGCTGCTCCGGGACTACAACCGACCGCTCTGGATATTGCGAACATCACCGCAATGAAGGCTGGCAGCAGCATCAGCGAGGACAGAGCAGGCACCAGCGCGGTTATGGCAGTAAGTGGGACAGGCTACGCCCAATCGTTCTCGACAGAGATAAGCACCTTTGTCAGGAATGCCTGCGAAATGGAAGGTATACACCCGCTGAGACGGTGGACCACATCAAGCCGAAAGCTCACGGCGGTACTGACGATCTCTCTAATCTGGAATCAATTTGCCGCGGCTGCCATAAAGCCAAGACAGCACGCGAACGCCTGAACAGAAATTAAGTAACGAGGTGAAGATGACTGAATCGAAATATGGTTCAGGGCTTCCGCACGCCCATGCTGCCTGCATTGTGGATGGATGCGAATTATCGGTACGATCCCGTAACAGCCACTACTGTGAAAAGCATTACATGCGCGTCCGGCGTCATGGAACGACAGAGAAGCTCAGCACAAGAAAGGATGGCAAGCTGGAGCACACTGGCGGATATCTGCTGGTGTATGCGCCCGATCATCCTTTGGCATGTGGGAGTCCTCGTGTTTACGAGCACCGGAAAGTCTATTACGACAAACATGGGGCTGGACCGTTCCGTTGTCACTGGTGTGCAAAAACCGTTGGCTGGGACACCCTTCACATCGACCACCTCGATGACTGTAAGACCAATAACGAGCCTGACAATCTTGTGCCAAGTTGCCCTGTGTGCAATCAGAAGCGAGGCGTAGACAAGATGAGAAAGACAATGCGAGAGAACTCCGACCGCAGATATACCGCTCACGGCAAGACGATGTGTCTTAACGAATGGGCGGATTACCTGGGTATTTCGAGAAACTCCATTGAGTATCGACTGAAGGCAGGCTGGGACATCAGTATGGTGTTCAGCCCTCGCATTGGTAACAGTGGTCCCCCGAGCCGGAAACTGGCGAAAATCGTGCATGAGTCGGTTAAATGATATCTGCTCTCATTTGCGCGGTCTGGGGGAGGGCGGGTAAAAACCTCAGGGAAATCACCCTAAAGGACCGCCGCCTAACCTCTTTTCACATCGCCGCAGGTTAGAAAACTTTTTTATGGGGTCCCCCACTCGATGATTAATAGGAGTTTTCGATTATGTCTGGACCACCGAAAACCCCGACCCATCTACGTTTGGTGAGGGGTAACCCATCAAAACGCCCGATCAATGAGAACGAACCAAAACCCGCTGCAGGGGTACCCCCAACGCCGAAGCATTTCGACAAGCAGGGGAAATACTGGTTCAAGCGTATGGCTGAAGAGCTTGATGCGCTTGGCGTCATGTCGCAGCTGGACGCGAGAGCGCTTGAGCTTCTGGTTGAGGTTTACACCGAGTACCGGCACCACTGCGATACGCTGGAGAGAGAAGGCTACACCTACGCCGTTTATAGCGACAATGAGCCAGACGAAGGCAAAGAGCGAGAGATTCGCATGATCAAGGCTCACCCGGCGGCCATCATGAAAGCTGATGCCTGGAAACGTCTGCGCGCCATGCTCGGTGAGTTCGGCATGACGCCAGCCAGCCGCTCTAAAGTGAATGCAAAAGGTCCTGATGCGGTTGATCCGCTGACCGAGTTTATGAAAGCGAGGGATTAATGGCTAAGGTTGCAGAAGGCATCCGCTACGCCGAGAGGGTGGTGGCGGGGGAAATAATTGCCTGTGAGTATGTGCGCCTTGCCTGCCAGCGTTTTCTTGACGATCTGGCACACGGCGAAGAGCGCGGTATTTTCTTCAGTGAGCCACGCGCGCAGCACATTCTGAATTTCTATAATTTTGTTCCTCACGTAAAGGGCGCGCTGGCAGGCCAGCCTATTGAGCTGATGGACTGGCATGTTTTCATCCTGATTAATATTTTTGGTTTTGTTATCCCGCTGGTTAACGAAGAGACGGGGGAAACCGTTCTGCGTAACGACGGCAGCGGTCGGCCGGTGATGGTTCGGCGTTTCCGTACAGCAGATGTTGAGGTGGCCCGTAAAAATGCCAAATCAACACTTTGCTCCGGCGTTGGGCTCTATATGGCTGGCGCTGACGGCGAGGGTGGTGCGGAGGTTTATTCCGCTGCAACCACCCGTGACCAGGCGCGAATTGTTTTTGAAGACGCGAAAAATATGGTCAAGAAGGCGAAAGCCACTCTTGGGCGGATCTTCGAATTCAACAAGCTCGCTATCTACCAGGAGCAAACGGCCTCCAAATTCGAGCCTTTATCATCAGATGCGAACAACCTCGACGGCCTGAACATCCACTGCGCCATCGTCGACGAGCTGCATGCACATAAAACCCGTGATGTATGGGACGTTCTGGAGACGGCAACCGGCGCGCGCCTGCAGTCGTTGCTTTTCGGCATTACCACAGCGGGCTTCAACAAAGAGGGTATCTGCTACGAACTGCGTGATTACGCCATCAAGGTGCTGCGTGGACTGGTAAAAGACGATACGTTTTTTGCCATCATCTACACCTTAGATGAAGGTGACGATCCCTTTGATGAAAAAGTCTGGCAGAAGGCGAATCCGGGGCTGGGTATCTGTAAGCGCTGGGATGACCTGCGCCGCCTGGCTAAAAAGGCGAAAGAGCAGGTTTCGGCCAGGATTAACTTTTTCACCAAACACATGAATATCTGGGTAACAGCTGAGTCTGCCTGGATGGACATGATGAAATGGGAAAAATGCGAGTTTATCGCCCCGCAGCACGAACTTAAAACCTATCCCTCCTGGGTAGGCGTTGACCTTTCAAACAAAATTGATATCTGTGCAGCCGCTAAAGTCTGGCGCGCGCCAGGTGGCCACGTTCATGCGGATTTTAAATTCTGGCTGCCCGAAGGACGCCTTGAGAAATGTTCACGCCAGATGGCAGAGCTCTATCGTAAGTGGGCCGAGATGGACAAGCTGATCCTTACCGACGGGGATGTAATCGACCATGCTCAGATTAAAGAAGAGCTGCAGGTGTGGGTTGCTGGCGAGAGTCTGAAAGAAATTGGCTTCGACCCGTGGAGTGCGACGCAGTTCAGCCTTGCGCTGGCAGAAGAAGGGCTGCCGCTGGTGGAAGTACCGCAGACGGTTCGCAATTTCTCTGAGGCGATGAAAGAGGTCGAAGCACTGGTATACGGTGGCCGCTTCCATCACAGCGATCACCCGGTAATGAACTGGATGATGTCCAACGTAACCGTCAAACCTGACCGGAACGAGAACATTTTCCCGAACAAGTCCACACCAGAGGCCAAGATTGATGGCCCGGCGGCATTGTTCACAGCAATGAGCCGCGTTCTGGTTAACGGTGGTAACGACCAGCAGGATCTCTCCGGATTCTTCAATAATCCCATCATGGTAGGTTTCTGATGAAAAAAAACAAACAGCCAGGCAGGGTGAAAAGCGCTCTGCTTAACTGGCTTGGTGTGCCTATCAGCCTGACTACCGGCACGTTCTGGGAGGAATGGTTTGGCACCAGCAGCAGCGGAAAGGTAGTTACGGCCGATAAAGCCATCCAGCTATCGGCTGTGTGGGCATGCGTAAGACTGTTAAGCGAGTCTATTTCAACCCTTCCGCTGAAAATATACGTTCGACAGCCTGACGGTTCGCGCAAAGCGGCAACCGATCATCCGGCCTATTCGATACTGTGCCGCCGCCCCAATTCAGAAATGACACCATCACGCTTTATGTTGATGGTGGTCGCCAGTATTTGCCTGCGCGGGAACGCCTTCATTGAGAAGAAATTCATCGCAAACCGCCTGGTTTCGCTGGTGCCTTTACTGCCGCAGAACATGGTGGTTAAACGTCTCACTACCGGTGCGCTGGAATACAAATACACTGAAAACGGAAACGAGCGCGTCATTCCGGTCAAAAACATCATGCACATTCGCGGGTTCGGTCTGGACGGTGTTTGCGGCATGATGCCGATGAAGACTGGCCGGGATGTGATTGGTTCAGCAATGGCCGTTGAAGAGTCCGCGGCGAAGATATTCGAGCAGGGTCTGCAGAGCTCAGGTTTTCTCTCCGCTGATAACGCGCTGACAGACGAGCAACGTGAAAGACTTCGTGGCTATATGGCATCATTCACCGGCTCCAAAAACGCCGGAAAAATTATGGTTCTTGAAGGCGGCCTGAAATATCAGGGCGTGACCATGAACCCGGAAGATGCTCAGATGCTCGAAAGCCGCGCATTTAGCATTGAGGAGATCTGCCGCTGGTTTCGCGTTCCGCCTTTCATGGTTGGTCACACCACGAAACAAAGTAGCTGGGCATCCAGCCTTGAGGGGATGAACCTGCAGTTTCTGACTCATACCCTTCGACCGCTGCTGGTAAATATTGAGCAGGAAATTGGCCGGTGCTTACTCGACAGCGATGATGACGTGTTCGCGGAATTCTCCGTTGAAGGACTGCTGCGCGCCGACAGCGCAGGTCGTGCTGCATACTATACCAGCGCGCTTCAAAATGGCTGGATGTCCCGTAATGACGTTCGTCGTCTTGAGAACATGCCGCCGATTGAAGGTGGCGACATTTACACCGTTCAGCTCAACCTGACGCAACTTAAAAATCTCGAAAGCAGTAACCCTGCAGTTCAGGCACTTGCCCTGCGAGAGCTGCATAACCACGTATTCCCCGATATTTCCTTTGAACAATCTCCGCTGAAACAGGCCGCTTAGGAGCAATTTCCTGATGAGCAAAAAACAACTTCCGGTAGCACCGGCGGGTCGCCCCTGCGCGCGCGTTACCTGTGAAACATTACCGTCCGCACTGGACCGCTGGGACGGCGGGATCAAAGCGGCGTCCACCGACGATAACAGCATTTCTGTTTTCGATGTTATCGGGCAGGACTATTGGGGCGAAGGGGTAACAGCTAAACGTATTGCCGGTGCGCTTCGGGCGATGAATGGCGCCGACGTCACGGTCAATATTAACTCCCCTGGCGGTGACATGTTCGAAGGCCTGGCAATCTACAACCTTCTGCGTGAATACGAAGGCCGTGTGACGGTGAAGGTGCTCGGTATTGCCGCCAGCGCCGCCTCGGTCATTGCGATGGCCGGGGATGATATTCAGATCGGTCGTGGTGCCTTCCTGATGATCCACAACTGCTGGGTCTACGCGATGGGTAACCGCCATGATTTTGCTGAACTGGCACAGTCACTGGAACCCTTCGATACCGCTATGGCTGATATCTACGCGGCGCGCTCCGGCCTTGATATGGCCGCCGTGCAGAAGCTGATGGACGCGGAAAGCTATATCGGTGGCAGTGATGCTGTGGCGAAGGGACTGGCAGACAGCCTGCTTTCTGCTGATGCGGTCAGCGACGGCGACGAATCGCCTGCTGCTGCGCTTCGCAAACTAGATGCATTGCTGGCCAAGACCAACACACCGCGCTCTGAGCGCAGAAAACTCATTAAAGCCTTATCCGGTGGCATGCCTGGCGCTGTCACCACCAACGACGGTACGCCGGGCGCTGCCGAAGACATCAAACCTGAAACCATCAATTCACTTGAAAGCGCCCTGGCGGCGTTAGTCAAATAAGGACCCTTTATGTCTGAAGTAAACGATATTCTGAAAAAAGTCACGGCCAGCATTGAAGAGGCAACCGGCAAGTTCAACGCGAAAGCAGAAGACGCGCTCAAAGAGGCGCAGAAGTCCGGCAAGCTGTCTGAAGAAACAAAGGCAGCCGTCGATAAAATGGCTTCTGAGTTCAACGCCCTGCGCGAAGCAGAAAAAACGCTGAAGGCATCCATGGGCGAACTGGAGCAACATGTTGCCCAGATGCCGCTGGCAAACGCGAAGCATGTTGTGGAGTCAATCGGCCAGCAGGTGATCTCTGCTGAGGCGCTGAAAACCTTTGCTGCCAGTGTTGAAGGTGGCAAACGTATCAGCATCCCGGTGAAGGCTGCCCTGACTTCGGTGGATGTGCCTGATGGTGTTGTGGAGCCACAACGCCTGCCGGGTATTGATACGGCACCGAAACAGCGCCTGTTTATCCGCGATCTGATTGCGCCTGGTCGCACTTCCTCCTCTGCTATCTTCTGGGTGCAGCAGACGGGCTTTACCAATAACGCGAAAGTGGTTCCTGAAAACACGCAGAAACCATACAGCGAAATTGAGTTCACGCCGAAAATCACTGGCGTCAGTACTATCGCCCACCTGTTCAAAGCCTCAAAGCAGATCCTGGATGACTTCGCACAGTTGCAGTCCACCGTTGATGCCGAAATGCGGTACGGGCTGAAGTATGCAGAAGAGCAGGAAATTCTCTTTGGTGATGGTACCGGCGTTCATCTGCATGGCATCGTTCCTCAGGCGTCGGCGTTTAATCCAGCGTTCACTGTCGAACAACAGAGCGGGATTGATGATCTGCGTCTGGCAATGTTGCAGGCGCAGCTGGCGCGCTTCCCGGCATCCGGTCATGTTCTTCACTTCATTGACTGGGCGCGGATCGAGCTGACAAAAGACAGCCTGGGCCGTTACATCCTGGCTAACCCGGCGGCACTGACTGGCCCGACTCTGTGGGGTCTGCCGGTTGTTGCAACGGAAGCGGCAGCCTTCCAGGGTAAATTCCTGACCGGTGCATTCAACGCTGGCGCGCAAATCTTCGACCGCGAAGATGCGAACGTGGTGATCTCCACGGAGAACGCCGACGACTTCGAGAAAAACATGATCACCATCCGTTGCGAGGAACGTCTGGCGCTGGCCGTCAAACGCCCTGAGGCATTTGTATACGGTGCATTCCGCACTGGCGCTGGTAGCTGATGAAATAGCGGCCTTCGGGCCGCTATTACAGGTGGGAAAATGAAACTGATTGCACTTAAACCGATTTATTTCGGCGGTACCGTCGTTACTGAGGGGCTTCCGCTGGAAACTCTGGAACAGCACGGTCGCGAGCTCATCAAAAAAGGCTATGCGATGCTCGATGAATCAGAAAATCCTGCAGAGCAGGAACAGCAGCAGGAACAGCAGCAGGAACAGCAGCAGGAACAGCAGCAGGAACAGCAGCAGGAACAGCAGCAGGAACAGCCGGAAGTGAAAGCGGACAAGAAGGCGAAAAAATAATGGTCGATCTTGATGTGGTGAAACAGCACTGCCGCATTGATAGCGACTTTACCGGTGATGACGCCCTGCTGACTTTATACACCGGTGCGGCGGCGCGTTACGTCCAGACATGGACAAGGCGAACGCTCTATGAAAACCAGAGCTCCCCTGGCTACGCAGATGACCCGGACCCGATTCTACTGAATGATGATGTTAAAGCGGCCATGTTACTGCTGATAGGTCACTGGTACGCGAATCGTGAATCTGTGGTTATCGGTGAGACTGTGGCTCAGGTTCCCTTCGCCGTAGAAGCTCTTCTTCAGCCTTACAGGATTTATGGCCTATGAGTTCATTGCGTGCTGGCGAGCTTGATAAACGCATTGTACTTCAAAAACTCGAAAGTCAGCGAGGGCCACTGGGCGAGCCGCTTCCCGGGGAGCCAGCTGTGGTTGCTACTGTTTGGGCCAAGGCTGAGAATGTTTCTAACAGAAAAATCCGCACATTGGATCAACATCAGGTTGTTGAAACCTGGTTGTTCACTATCAGGGTGCGTTCAGACGTCCAGACTGACTGGAAAATTGCGTGGAATGAGGATGTCTATACCGTTCGCGCCGTTGACCGTAGCAAGTCGGATCGATGTGTAATAACGGCTGAACGGGATATACGACATGATAGAACAGGCAATTAAAATTTCGCTTGAGCGTCTTACCGGGATGGCTGTTTATCCTCTTCTGCTGCCAGACAGCGAGCAAAGCGGTATTACTTTCCAGCGGATATCAGATCCGGAAATTGAAACCGGAATGGTGCGAACAGGACTTATTGCTGGCCGTTTTCAAATCTCTCTGTACAAAGTGGATGATTATACCGGGCTGGTAAAACTGGATAAGGCTATCTGGTCTCACTGGAAAGGTATTGTCCACGGAGAGCTTGAAGGTTATCCGGTTCAGTACATTCAGCGTGGAAATATACTTCAGGACAAAACAACTCTTACCAGCAATAAGGTCCAGTACAGGCTTACCAGAGACTTCGTGCTTTATTTTTATGAGGAATCATCATGATCCGCATGGAAGTAAAAGGACTTCAGGAACTTGAACGTCAGCTGCTCGCCCTAGGTGAAAAGATTGGTACGCAGGTTTTGCGGGATGCCGGGAAAGCTGCTCTTGAGCCTGTTCTGGAGGATATGAAAGCGCATGCTGGATATGACGAATCGGCAAAAGATGAGCACATGCGCGATTCTATAAAAATCCGCTCCTCTTCTTCGAAAGCTAAAGGAAATGCGGTTGTTTATCTCCGCGTTGGCCCGAGCAAAAAACACTTCATCAAAGCGCTGGCACAGGAGATGGGCACCGTGAAGCAGGTCGCCAGTCCCTTCATTCGTCCGGCGCTCGATTATCAGAAAGCAAAAGTTCTGCGCATCCTTGCGATAGAAATACGCGACCGCATTGAAAACCACCGGTAGCGCTCGCTGCCACCTTCAAAGAGAGAGAAATTATGGCTGATAAAACTTCGCCAGAGTACGCGATGCTGCCTGCTGGCACCGTTGTTATGTGGGGTGCTGCGGGCAGCGACGTAGCAACAATGAAACCGCTCATTAACTGTAAAGCGCTGGGCGCTACAGGTCAGACTGGCAGTTTTGTGGACTGCACCACCCTGATTGATACCAGCAAACAGTTTATTTCCGACCTGCCTGAAGGCCCGGAAAAATCACTGGGCTTCATCGACGATCCGGCCAACCAGGACTTTGCTGATTTCCTCAACGCCGCAGAGAACCGTGAAACCGTACAGTTTTACGTTGAGCTGCCGAACGGGCGAACGGCAAACATGATCCTGGCCCTGTCTGGCTGGCAGATGAATGAAATCACCGCTCCGGCAAGTGAAGTCATTCAGATCACCGTTCAGGGTAAACAGAACAACATCGTCTGGGGTACGGCTGCAGGCAGCTGATCCATAACATTCTTCACTGGCCGCTTTCTGGCGGCCTTTAACTTTTTCATATTCAGGAAAAATTATGACTACCATCGATGTCTCTGCTCTGAAATCAGCTCTGCTGAAACCTAAAAACGCAATTGTTACTGCCGAAATTTTTGGAACAACCGTTTATCTTCGCCGCATGACTGCGGGCGAACTCATCGATCATGAAGAAGCGCTGCGTGACAGCCAGATTGCCGAAGATGCCCGTAAAGCCTCAGAGCTAAGCGTGCAGCTGATTGTCGACTGCCTGGTTCAGCCTGACGGCAGCTCAATCGCAACGGAAGACAAGCCCACCGCAGCAGAACTGCTGCAGGCGCATGACAACGTGGCCCTGCTTGACGCTATTGCCACCGTCAAAAAACATGCCCTGGGCAAGCTTGAGGATGCGGAAAAAAACTAACCAGCTCGCCCTGGCTTGAGCTTATTTTCTGGCTGGCCGACCGCTGGGGCGAGCCCGATCCGTCAAAGATAGCTTCACTCCCGGTAGACACTCTCTACCACTGGCGCGCGTATTTCCTTCGTTCCGGTGCTATCAGCCGTCCTGGCGAGGAGAGTGGGCCACTTCCTGAAACCCCGCCTCCCGCTGTAGTCAGTAACGTTGACGATCAGTGTGCGGCCGTAATGAGAGCGTTAATGTAATGGCTGACGTTGCCTCCCTTGCCGTCGGGCTGCATCTCAACGCAGCCAATTTTAAATCTCAGCTGATGGGTGCCTACGGTGATGCTGAGAACTCATCAAAGCGTTTCAACCGTAACGCACAGGAAGATGCTAAAAAGACAGATGAAGCTTATTCCCGGATGGGTAAAACCATTGCAGGTGTTGCTGGCCGCCTGGCAGGATTTGCCGGTGCCGGTTTATCACTTGGTGCCATCATTACTACCACGCGTGAATACGGGCAGGCCCTGTCCGATCTTTCTGCCATCACTGGTGCGACGGGAGCCCAGTTAAAGACGCTTGATGAAGCAGCTCAGGAAATGGGGCGAAGCACAGAATACAGTGCGAGCCAGGCTGTTGAGGCCCTTAAGTTGATGGCCTCCGCTAAGCCTGAACTTCTTCAGACTGCTGGCGGGCTTACGGCTGCGACAAAAAGCGCGCTTACACTTGCTCAGGCTGCAGGTTCAACATTGCCTGATGCAACCCGTACTCTGGCTCTTTCACTTAATCAGTTCGGAGCAGGGGCTCAGGAAGCTGACCGTTATATTAACGTGCTGGCAGCTGGTGCCAAGTTCGGGGCATCTGAAATTGCAGATACAGCCGCAGCCATCAAAAATGGCGGTGTGGCCGCTGCACAGGCAGGAGTCGGTTTTGAAACGTTGAACGCAGCGATTCAGGTTCTTGCAGAGCGTGAAATTAAAGGAGGTGAGGCAGGTACTGCGTTGAGAAACGTGATCCTGTCCCTTGAGAAAGGCACTGACAAAACACTAAAACCTTCAGTCGTAGGTCTCAGTGGCGCACTGGAGAACTTGTCGAAGAAAAATCTTTCTACCGCACAGGCTGTAAAACTTTTCGGTGTTGAGAATATCAATGCGGCCTCCGTGCTGGTGGACAATCGCAGCAAACTTGATGCATTAACCCAGGCCCTCACCGGAACCCAGACTGCTCATGAACAGGCCGCTATTCGCGTGAATAACCTGAATGGCGACATCATGGGGCTGACCAGTGCGTTTGAAGGCATGATCATTAAGATAGGCCAAAGCAGTACCGGCCCACTGCGTTCAGGCATTCAGTCAGTAACCGATGGAATAAACCTGCTCACCGATAATTTCAATGCTGTTGCAAGCGTAGCCTTGTACACATTGATCCCCGTTCTCTCGACAAAACTAACTGCAGGTCTTCGCGAAAACGTAAGCGCCTGGCAACAAAATCAGGCAGCCGTAAAAGCTGCGGCTGCTGCCCAGGCTGACGGTGCACGCAAAACGCTTGAAGCAACTGCCGCCACACTTAAGCGAAATGATGCCGAGTTTGGGTACTACCGCCAGATGGAAAAGACCGCCAGGCAGCAAGGCCTTAACGTTAATTACCAGGGCGAGTTTAACCGGTTAATTCGAGAAGAGACCGAGCAAACGAATCTGGCAACCCGGGCGAAAATGCAACTGGCTGCAGCAAATCGCCAGGTCTCAGTATCTGCGCGGGCTGCCTCGGTTGCAGTTGGGCTTGCACGCGGGGCATTAGCACTGGTTGGTGGACCGTTCGGCGCTGCAATGCTGGCAGGTTCGGCGCTCCTGTATTTTCATCAGCAGGCGAAGGATGCCCGGCAGTCAGCAATTAACCTCAAGGATGCTGTAATTGAGACTACTGCTGCACTGATGCAGATGTCTGATAAACAGCTGGCCGTTAAGCAGATTGACCTGCAGGACCAGTATGAAAATCAGGTCACCCAGCGTAACCAGCTGATCAAGGAGATTCAGGACGCAGACAGCAGGCTTGATAGCCTCGGTGGTTTTGACCCATTCCGACAGAAAAAAGGCGTAGAGGACAGCAAAAAACGCGCTGAAGCTGATCTCGAATCTGTGAATAAGGGGTTAGAAACAACACAGTCTAATCTTGAGAACGTCAGCAAGGCGCGATTTTTAGTCCAGACAGGGATTGCAGATCAAGCTAAATCGCTCGCTAATGACATCAAAACCATTACGGCTCAGACAGCGAAAGCCGGTGAAGGTGTTACCACGCCGTGGACGGGAGAAGATACTGAGAAAGCCAAAAAGGAAACGGTTAATCAGTACCTTCAGTTGCGCAGGGAAATCGAAGAAGCTCACGCAACCAGCCTTGGCAGAATCGACCTGCAGGAAAGGGCCAGCCGGGAAAAACTTATTGCCGCAGCTCGAAAAAATGGGGCAAGTGAGCAGGACCTGCAGCGCGCGCTGCTGATGAATACCGAGAACTACCAGAAGCAACGCACAGAACTTGCCGAGCAGTACTCACCCGCGCGCTCGGCAATCAATCAGGAAAAGGAAGCAAGTCAGGAGCTGAAGTCGCTTCTTGATGCCCGTCTGCTTACGGAAAAGGAGTATATGGCTGCGCGTGTCACCCTTTCACAGGAGACATCGCGACAAATCCTACAGGCACAGGCTAATGCTATTTCAGCACCACGTCTTGAGCTTGCCGGGGACGTTGATCCACTTGCCCAGCAAAGGAATCAACTCGTACAGCAGCAAAGCCTGATCGAGACCTACTATCGCAATGGCGCTGTAAGCAAACAGCAATACGAAATGCTTATGCAGAAGAGCAGTAAAGATTCTGCTGATGCACAGTATCAGACCGCGCTGGAATTATATCGCTCACAGAGTGACTTCAATAATCTGGCGATCGGCCTTGTTGAGGCTACCCGCGAGCGTACCACTAATGTCCTGACGGGGCTGCTGACTAACACACAGACCTTTAAAGAAGGCATGATCAACCTCTTCTCCACGCTTACCCAGTCGATAATTCAAAACCTCGTCGATATGGCAGCGCAGGCGCTGGTAACTAATACAATCCTCAGTTCGATTATGGGTGTTGGTTCGAGTGTGCTTGGCGGCGTCAGTGGAAGTACGGCAGGCAGCTCAGGGACAGCAATTGCCGATTACGGGAGCAATTTCCAGTTCAATGCTAAAGGCGGCGTTTATTCCTCCTCAGACTTAAGTGCCTACAGCGGTCAGGTTGTCGATAACCCTACCTTTTTCGCATTCGCGAAAGGGGCGGGGGTAATGGGGGAGGCGGGACCAGAAGCGATCATGCCATTGACTCGGGCAGCTGATGGTTCACTTGGGGTTCGCGCAGTGTCAGGGGGTAGCTCTGAAGGTGCTGCTCCTCAGGTATTCATCACTATCAATAGCGATGGCAGTACGGCATCGCAATCATCTGGTGGGCTGGAGAAATTCGGCAAAAGCGTAGGCAATTTTGTCAGAGATGAATACCGAAAGCTGATACAGGCTGATCTTCGTCCCGGAGGGGCAATCTGGAACAGTACAAACGGGAGGCGGTAATGGCGCTGGAAACTTTCAACTGGAGCCCTCGGGTAAATCCCTCTCAGGATGTCACCATGCGTACGCGTGAGGCGCAGTTCGGAGATGGTTATACCCAGACATCCGGCGACGGACTTAACCCGCGCTCGCAAAGTTGGGATCTGACCTTCGTAGGTCTGGAACCCTATATCAAGTCGATTAAAGACTTTCTTGATCGCCATGAGGGAACAAGGGCGTTTGCATGGAAGCCGCCGCTTGAGGATTTGGGGCTTTATCGATGCAAACAGTACAAGCCCTCCCCAATGGGGGGAGGCAACTGGTCGCTGACTGCTACATTCATCCAGGCATTTAAACCATGAGCTTAAACGCAGATTATCAGAAGCTGGAATCCGGAAACGATGTTCGTCTGATTGAGGTGGACGGTTCTTCATTTGGGCTAACGGACGTTCTCCGCTTTCACAATTACAGCATTCCCCACACGGAAGCGGAAATCATCGCCGCTGGTGGTGATGAGTCCAAGCTACCGGCGAAACCAATCTGGTGGCAGGGAAATGAATACGCTGCCTGGCCGTATCAGCTGGAAGGTCTGGAGAAATCAACCAGTGGGAGCAATGCAACGCCATCACTGACGGTTGCGAACATCGAAAGCTCCATTTCTGCCCTGTGTCTTGCGTATGACGATCTGCTGCAGGCGAAAGTCACTATTCACGACACAAAAGAGAAATATCTCGATGCCAGAAATTTCGCAGACGGTAACCCTACAGCAGACCCGACTCAGGAAAAGCTGCAGGTCTGGTATATCGACGGAAAAACTGGCGAGCTTGCCGGTGAAACCGTTGAATTTGCTCTGTCCAGCCCGATGGATCTGCAGGGGCAAATGATCCCGACGCGACAGCTTCATTCGCTCTGTACCTGGTGTATCCGGAATAAATATCGTACCGGCGATGGATGCGACTATGCCGGAACCCGCTATTTCGACAAAAACAACAACCCGGTAAGCGATCCGTCGCTGGATGAATGCAACGGCACGCTGACGGCCTGCAAACTCCGATTCGGCGAAAATAACGAACTCTCGTTTGGTGGCTTCCCTGGCACGTCTTTGATCAGGAGTTGATATGCGTCAGAAAACCATCGATACGATTATGGCGCATGCTGCAACTGAATATCCTCGCGAATGTTGCGGTGTGGTAGTGCAGAAAAGCCGTGTTGAACGTTACTTCCCGTGCCGGAATCTTGCCGCGGCGCCGGAGGACAATTTTGTCCTTTGCCCCGAAGACTATGCAACCGCTGAAGACTGGGGAACGGTGATCGCCATCGTTCACAGTCACCCTGACGCCACAACCCAACCGAGCGAACTGGATAAAGCGCAATGCGATGCAACGCTTTTACCCTGGCACATCGTGAGCTGGCCTGAGGGAGATTTACGCACCATCCAGCCGCGCGGAGAACTGCCGCTGCTGGAGCGTCCATTTGTGCTTGGACACTTCGATTGCTGGGGGCTGGTAATGAGCTATTTCCGGCAAACGCACGGTATCGAGCTCCATGATTACCGGGTGGATTATCCCTGGTGGGAAAACGACTATCCGGACAACTTCTATCAGGATTGCTGGTATGAGTGCGGATTCCGTGAATTCGACGGGCCGCCGAAACCTGGCGATATGGTGATCATGCAGGTCCAGGCTGATAAGTGGAATCACGCGGGAATTCTGCTGGAGGGAAATCTGCTGCTGCACCACCTGTACGGCCATCTGAGTCAGCGCGTGCCGTATGGTGGCTACTGGCAGGAAAGAACGATGAAGATTCTACGTTACAAATCTCTGTGCTAACCTTTGCTCAAAACAAAGGAGCGAAACCATGAAATTTGTATTAAGTGTATTATTATTATCGACATTATTTAAATCATACGCAGGAACTGTAGATGATTATCTTGAACGTCATTCTGAAATAAAATCAAATTCTGTTGCTGAAACTTATGTGAGCCATTACGCCTTTATGATTGCGATGATGGAAGCACAACAGAAGCATAATAGATCTGATAATGAATTTATCACTGGATTACTTTCAAATAACGGTGATGTATATGCAAGATTAGCAGTTAGAAAACTTGCAAATGATTGTTTAACTCAACGGAATATTGGTCAGTCTGGAGAGTTAAATAATAAAGAATGTAATATTGTAATTAGAGCGAATAAATCACAACAATAGCCAATCGAAAGTCGAGGGTACGATGCAAGAGGTAATGACGCGAATTGAACTAGGAGGAGAGCCGGGTAAGATCTTTGGAAAGATACACCATCGCCTTATCAATAAAGTATCTGAAGCTGGAACGGCCCTCGCTAAAACTATCCCCGGCTTTGAAAGTTATATGATTAGCAGTAAAAGCCGTGGGCTAACATTTGCCATCTTCAAAGGTAAAAAGAATATTGGAGTTGACGACCTTGGATTTCCAGTTACAGGCGAGGTCATCAGAATCGTTCCAGTAATAATTGGAAGTAAAAAGAGTGGTTTGCTACAGACTATTCTTGGTGCAGTAATTATTGCTGCATCTGCAATTGGCAGTTATTTTGCGCCGGGAAATCCGATTTCTGCATTTGGATATAAATTTGGTGCAGCCATGATATTGGGTGGAGTAGTCCAAATGCTATCTCCTCAACCTGCAGGTCTGGCGAGCAAACAAAGTGCAGATAACCGCGCATCATACGCATTCGGTGGTGTAACAAACACCGCGACGCAAGGCTACCCGGTACCGCTCCTGTATGGCCGCCGGCGGATAGGCGGAGCGATTATTTCTGCCGGAATTTATGTCGAAGATCAGCAGTAGATAACTAACCTTTTTTCTGGCTACCTTCGGGTGGCTTTTTTTATGGGCGCAATATGGCTACAGATAAAGTGTTAAAGGGCCGCAAGGGCGGCAGCTCAAGTTCCCGAACCCCTACCGAACAGCCTGATGATCTGCAATCTGTAGCGAAGGCAAAAATCCTCGTTGCGCTTGGGGAAGGGGAGTTTGCAGGGCAGCTAACCGGCAAAGATATCTACCTGGACGGAACGGCCCTGGAGAATGCTGACGGCTCCCAAAACTTCAGCGGCGTGACGTGGGAGTTTCGCGCGGGAACGCAGGCGCAAAAATATATTCAGGGTATTCCCGGTACCGAAAACGAAATCAGCGTAGGAACTGAGGTATCAAGCGCTACAGCATGGACGCGCACCTTTACCAATACACAGCTTTCTGCAGTTCGCCTGCGTCTGAAATGGCCCTCGCTTTTCAAACAGGAGGACGACGGCGATCTGGTGGGTTACTCGGTCAATTATGCGATTGACCTGCAGACGGACGGCGGCACATGGCAGACGGTACTCAATACCAGCGTGACCGGCAAAACGACATCTGGTTATGAGCGCAGCCACCGTATCGATTTACCGCAGGCTGGCAGCACCTGGACAATACGCCTGCGTAAGATTACCTCTGACGCCAACAGCGCGAAGATCGGCGACACGATGACGCTGCAGAGCTTCACCGAGGTGATTGACGCCAAACTGCGCTACCCGAACACCGCGCTGCTCTACATCGAATTCGACTCAAGCCAGTTCAACGGCTCTATTCCTCAAATTTCATGCGAACCGCGCGGCCGCGTTATCCGCGTTCCAGATACCTACGACCCTGAAACCCGCACTTATAGCGGTACATGGACCGGTGCGTTTAAGTGGGCATGGACGGATAACCCTGCGTGGATTTTTTACGATCTGGTTGTTTCTGACCGGTTCGGCCTTGGGCACCGTTTGACCGCTGCGAATATTGATAAATGGACGCTTTATCAGGTTGCCCAGTATTGTGATCAGATGGTACCAGACGGCAAAGGAGGCAACGGTACCGAGCCACGTTACACCTGCAACGTGTACATTCAGGACCGGAACGACGCCTACACAGTCCTGCGCGATTTTGCTGCTATCTTCCGTGGCATGACCTACTGGGGCGGGGATCAGATTGTGGCCCTGGCTGACATGCCGCGCGATGTTGATTACAGCTACACGCGCGCTAACGTTGTTGGCGGTCGATTCACCTATTCGAGCAGCACCACGAAAAGCCGCTACACCACAGCGCTGGTTTCATGGTCAGACCCGGGTAACGCTTATGCCGACGCGATGGAGCCGGTATTTGAGCAGGCGCTGGTGGCGCGATACGGCTTCAATCAGATGGAAATGACAGCCATCGGCTGCACCAGGCAGTCAGAAGCGAACCGAAAGGGCCGCTGGGGTATTCTCACCAACAACAAGGATCGCGTTGTTTCGTTTGATGTCGGGCTGGACGGAAACATTCCGCAGCCAGGCTACATCATCGCCGTGGCAGACGAGCTGCTTTCCGGAAAGGTTATGGGCGGACGTATCAGCGCTGTTAACGGTCGCGTTATCAAACTTGACCGCGTGGCAGATGCAGCAGCAGGTGATCGCCTTATTCTCAACCTGCCTTCCGGAGCGTCGCAGAGCAGGACCATTCAGGCCGTGAACGGGGAATCAGTCACAGTCACCACGGCATACAGTGAGACGCCACAGGCCGAAGCTGTTTGGGTGGTTGAATCTGACGAGCTCTACGCGCAGCAGTATCGAGTTGTCAGCGTTTCCGATAACGATGATGGCACTTTCTCGATTACCGGCGCATGGCACGACCCGGATAAATATGCCCGTATCGATACCGGAGCCATCATTGACCAGCGGCCGGTGAGCGTGATCCCGCCGGGCAACCAGTCGCCGCCTGACAACATCGTGATCAGCTCGTTTTCCGTGGTGCAGCAAAATATCAGCGTCGAAACGATGCGCGTGAGCTGGGACCAGGCGCAGAACGCTATCGCCTATGAAGCGCAATGGCGCCGCAACGACGGGAACTGGGTTAACGTGCCGCGCAGCTCCACCACATCATTCGACGTCCCGGGGATTTATGCCGGGCGCTACCTGGTACGCGTACGCGCAATCAATGCCGCAGAAATCTCGTCCGGATGGGGCTATTCAGAAGAGAAAACGCTGACGGGCAAAGTAGGCAATCCACCGAAGCCGGTTGGCTTCATCGCTTCTGAAAATGTGGTTTTCGGCATCGAGCTGAACTGGGGATTCCCGGCGAATACCGACGACACGCTGAAGACGGAAATTCAGTATAGCCTTACCGGTACCGAGGACGATGCAATGCTGCTGGCAGATGTGCCTTACCCGCAACGCAAATATCAGCAGATGGGCCTTAAGGCTGGGCAGATTTTCTGGTACCGCGCGCAGTTGGTGGACCGCAGCGGCAACGAATCAGGGTACACAGAATGGGTGCGAGGACAGGCCAGCATCGATGTTTCCGACATCACCGATGTGATCCTGGAGGAGATTAAAGATTCGGAGGTGTTTAAGGACCTGATTGAAAGTGCCGTAGAAAGTAGCGAGAAACTGGCCGAACTTTCTGATGCGATTAAGGAGAACGCCGATGGTCTGGCTGCAGCAGTAGGTTCGAATAAGCAGACAGCAGAAGCAATCATTGGCAACGCCCTGGCTATTGCTGATGTTGTTGTGCGCCAGACTGCGCAGCAGGGTGCTAACTCTGCGACATTCGAACAGCTCAGGGAGGTGATCGCCACTGAGACGGAAGCGCGCGTCACGGATGTTACCCGCCTTGAGGCAAAAACTGCGCAGAATGAAGCCGGAATTACTGATGTTCGCCAGGCTTTAGCAACGGAAACTGAAGCGCGCGCTTCTGCTGTAAGCCAGTTGACTGCAGCCACACAGGCCGCCTCTGATAAAGCTGATTCGGCTGCTGCAGTCGGTGCGCAGAATACGGCTTCAATCACCAACCTTAGCCAGGTTGTCACAGACCTCGATTCGTCAATGGCGTCACGTCTTGAAGAGCTGGGAGCGAAAACGGACAAGGCCAGCGGCGGCATTCAGAACAACGCTATTGCGTTGATCACCAGTACGCTCGCACAGGTTAACCAGCGCAACCTTATGAGCGTTCAGTATGGTGATAACAAAGCCAGTATTGAACGGGTCGACAATGTCATGGCTGACGCCAGTAAGGCTGTTGCTGAGTCGTTGCGTACCCTAGATTCCAGTGCCGGTGGAAACACAGCGAATGTCACTGACTTGTCGAAGACACTTGCTGACTTCACCCAGGCGTCTGCGACGGAAATTAACTCGCTTAAGGTCACGGTTAACGGCCAGTCTGCGGCTATTGTCCAGAACAGCCAGGTAACAGCCGACATCAATAATAACCTGAATGCAATGTACAGCATCAAGGTAGCTATTGATTCTAATGGCAACCAGTACGCAGCCGGAATGGGCATTGGTGTTCAGAATACTCCATCTGGCATGCAGTCGCAGGTATTATTCCTCGCAGATCGTTTTGCAGTGATGATGCAGGCAGGAGGAACCCCTACCATCGTCTTCACCACGCAAAATGGGCAGTTGATAATCCGTGATGCTGTTATCGGAGAGGGGACGATCGGTAACACCAAAATCGGTAATTACATCCAGTCATCAACCTGGGATGGGACTGGGAATGTCGGATGGCATATCAACAAGTCCGGGTATGCCGTGTTTAACAACGTGACCGTTCGTGGCTCGATTTACGCCACAAACGGTAATTTTTCTTTCAATGGCTCCGGCAACACAACGGTGATTAATGGTAATGGCGTAACCATTAATATTCCAGGTGGCGGCCGCATCGTACTGGGGACGTGGACATAAAATGCCGACAGGACTACTGATAGAACTAAATGACGGTGGAAAGCGCATGGAGATAACTGCGGGCCTGCGATGCCCGTCGTTTGGGGCCAACTTTGACAGTGGCTACCAGAAAGCCAAGTACGCTGATGTTGCCGGTTATGTTTCCGGGGCGCAGGTGCTGTTTATCCCTCACGCGACGGCTTATCTTGATTCAGGGCTGCTTCATAAAATGAACTCGGTCACCATATCCGGTGGCCGCGTGACGCAGAACTCCACGATGAAGGATGTAAGCATCAGTGAGCGTGAAAGTACGTACACGTTCCCCGGCAGCCTCTGGCAGATATTTCCGTCAGGCCAGCGTAGTGGTGTGGGTCTTCTCATCAGCAACAGCACTGACTTCACCTCAATAACCAATGCTACACAGTCAGGACAGTGTATCTGGAAGGGTACCGTCAATGTTCCCACTGGCGGCTGGGCAGTTCCCACGATAGCGGGGTACGACAAGTCCAAATATATTGTCTTTGGGCGCTGCAATAGCGGCAACACCGTCGATTTCGATGGCAACACGGTCAGGTTCTTCAGCCCTCCATCCACCAACGATGATGCTCCAACGACCGGCACGATAGATATTGTCATCTTTGCCAGTGGCGTGGCGCCGCAGCCGGGCACCGGGCTCAACATCTTCAATGCAGCCGGGGCCTGCACGTTTTCAACGACAAAGCGGCCTTTCGTCTACCTCAACCAGCTCTGGACGCCTTCAAAAAATGCCGTGAGCATCGGCAGCGGATATATTCCGCTGGGTAGATTCGGGCTGATGGCTCACGAAGTTAATGGCATGTACGTGTATCGAATGTTCGGAATAAAAATACAGAACGGCAGTGCTTCAGTTCAGGGTGGGAAATATCTGGGGCGCGAGCGGTATGCAATTTTTGGTAATGACACGGTAACGCCACTGAACCTTCCCGTTCTTCCCGATATGTACGTCTGAATAAACTGTCTTTTTAATCAACCTCGCTCCGGCGGGGTTTTTTATTACCTGGAGATAATATGATTTATACCACCGGAACTATCGCCCTAACCGGAAACACCCTTACAGGTACCGGCACAAACTTCACTGCTGCTGGTTCTCTTATTCGTAACGGCTGCACTGTTATCGCCCTGACCAGTCCGGCGCAGGTTTTTCAGATTACCGCGATTGGAAGCGCAACCTCTCTTACCGTTACGCCCGCTGCTAACCCTGCCGTACCTTCTGGAACTAAATACGCCATTCTTCTGAGCGACAGCCTGAGCGTTGACGGCCTGGCACAGGATATTGCTGAAACGTTCACGATGTACCAGCGTTACATGAGCGGATTCGCTGATGTGATGAACGGTACTACAGACGTCACCATCACGATTAACGGTGTGGCCGTCACGGTACCGGCTCAGAAATCGCTGGCGAAGAAAGGGGCAAACAACGACATTACCAGCCTTAGCGGATTAACAACCGCTCTCAGCATCGCTCAGGGCGGTACGGGAGCGAAAACAGCTTCTGATGCACGCACAAATCTTGCTTTAGGAAGTAGCGCCACGAGAGATGCCTATAGCGCAACAGGAAAAATGTTATCTGAAGGTGATTTTGGTATTGGTTTAATCCTTTCCTCTAGTAATGCGAAGCCTATAAATCCAGCCAGTTCAGCTCAACCTGGACCAACAGGGTTTGGTTTCTGGTCAGCGGCAGATAATGTCGGAGCATTTCCTGGGCAGTGGCAAAGCATCATTCAGATGGGAGTCGGGGGGGCAACATATTCACAAATGGCTTTTACGTGTTTGAATAACACTCGGGCAGCAATACGTGTATCAAACGGGAGTGGGAGCTTTACTGGCTGGGCTGAATTCTATACTACATCAAATACTACAAAGGCCAGTGACGGCACGCTCAAGGCTGCATCACCTGTTGTGCGTATCGTGAAGTCTCAGGAAGAAAACCAGCGAACTGATGTAGACGAAGACGGATTCTCCTGGTGCGGTTGCGCTACGGCGAATGAGGAGGCCGAGGGGGTTCAAATAAGCCGCATCGATGTCGGTGTTTATACGCTGACTGGCTCTGCCGGTCTGGCATCTTCTGGCTGGCAACTTCTGCCGCCGATGGATCCGGGTGGGATGGGTGAGCTCGGTATTGTTGAAGCTGCGAAAGGGGATGATGGGGTTCTGACCATTCGCCTGTTTAAGCGAAAATACATGCTGAGCGATGAAGGGGAGATCGTCAAAACAAAAGGGGCTCCTATGGATGTTCCGGCCAACAGTTGGATCGACGTACGCCTCGACATGCCTGGGGATAGCATCTGGAATAAGCGTCAGAAAGAATCGAGTGAAGCGGCCTTACAGGAGCCTGCTTCGTAAAATAAACCGCCGCCTGTCGTATGCAAGCACGGGCGGCGGGTGGTTGCTCAGTGTTCATGCCCGAGCAATCGCCGGGAATACTACCTGAGTAAAACTCAAATACCAACCTGACGAACGGTAGGTGATTCTGAAGTTAACCACATGTCAGATTCATCAAACATTTCTTCCAGCATTCGGTTCAGTTTTTCACGATCACTTTTGCTGGCGTTGCTGTTTAAGGCGTTCGCCTGCATCGGCTTAACCCTCACTTCGGCATCAGGGAAAATTTGGTGCACCCGCTTCGTTAGCTCAGCCAGGATAATCTCTCTGGCGCCAACCAAACCATCAACATTACGCTTGTCATAGACCAGCTCAACGAACAT